TGGGAGGCGATCCCATGCCAGTCTTCGAGCGCGTCTGCCGCGTCATCTCTACCCCTCGCGGCGACTTTGCTGCCTTCCGCGTTGGGGATGACTTGTCCGTGATGAGACTGTCACTTCCGTCCGTTGCAGATGAAGTGCTGGTGAGAACGATCCTGGCCCGGTCTGAAGGCAACCTGGCGGATGATGCTACGGCTGACTGAGGGCGAAACGTAAAACGCGTTTTCATGCGAAGGTGAAGTCAATGAACGACATCCCTGTCAAGATTGTGGTGGGCCCCGATCAAGTATTCTCGGTAGAACAGACGGGTTTGAATGGCCCGCTCGGGTGCTATGACCGTGGCCGTGACCGCATCCTGATCGAAGTGAATCAGCATCCCGCGGGTAAGCATGAGATACTGCTCCACGAGATGATTCACGTGGTCTGCGAAAAGATCAAGGCTGCCGGTTTGGCGAAGCGCCAGCCGTCAGAGGAGTTCATCACCTATCTTGCTGGTGGGCTGTTCCCGATGCTGGCCTGTTCAGGGCTATGGAATGGGGTCAGTCCAGAGGAAGCCATGCAGTGGGTGATGGAAGAAGAGGAAGACGAACGACCAGCAAGCAAGCCGTGAAGCCCATCGCGGGCAGTATCGGCTTGCAGGAGAGATCATACGTTTGGTCGAACTCCCCGCATAAGGACTCGAAAGCGTGTTTGGGGGTATTCGACATGGAAAAAGTACCGTTGCCGCAACCGATTGTCTTAACCGATGAGGAGAAGGAAATCCTGAAGGAAATCCAGTTTGGCTCTAGCAAGTTCTTCACAACCATCAACGATGCTCCGGTGAGATTGGTCAATTCTCTCTGCAGGCGAAATGCGATACCAAGCATAAGGGTAAAGTACCTCACGGAGGCAAAGTACCGCATCGGTAGAGGTAATGGCTCACGATGGGATAACTTCCGGGGCAACAGCCGCGACGAGAAGATCAACCATCCTCATTTTGGTCCTTACTTGTGGTACATGCTTTATGGGCCGGATCTTCCGAAAGAGACCATAGAGGGGTTCCACTGCATTGTTGTCAACGAAATGGGAACCGAGATCGATGTAATGGAACAACTGTGTGCGTTTACTAGAGCAGAAACTAGAAAGCTTTGCCTTACTCCGTCGGTGGCAAGGGATGAGTTCTTTAAACTGGCGATAGAATGTAAGGATGACCTTTGGCTAGCCGAATGCGTTCGGGACGCAGCAGGCCAAGCAAGCAATCAACTCATGCGCAAACGAAGGTACTAGGAAGGGGAGGCTGACCGCCTCCCCTTTAAGGTTGGCCGAAAGGAGGTGAGCGGATGGCGGAGAGTGACTTTACACAAGAGGAAATAGACCGTCTAGATGCGATATACAAGGAAGACCCAATCGCTTTCATGGAAGACTGCTTGTGGATTCAGTCGAAAGAAGGCGGCATTATTCCATTCCGGCTGAATGAGCCGCAGAAGAAGTTAGTCCGGCTGATGGAGAAGCTACGCAAAGCGGGCAAACCCATCCGCATCATCATCCTTAAGGCTAGGCAGATCGGCTTCTCCACGGTTATTCAGGCGTATATGTACTGGTACGAAACCCGGCACCGCCACGTGTCGGGCCTTGTTATTGCCCATGAGAACTCCGCGTCGGCCAACCTGTGGCAGAAGTTCAACCTCTTCTACGAGTACACGCCGCGGCAATTCAAGGTGGAACTCAAGCGAAAGGACGAGGCCCGCGGCCGGCTGGAGTTTGGCACTAGTGACCCAGAGAAGGCGCAGTATGATCCTTCCTATGGGTCCTCGCTGAAGATCGAGTCTGCGCAGGACAAGCAGGCAGGCCGGTCGGGGACATATCACTTCATACATGCTTCTGAGGTTGCCTTCTGGCCGTTCTCCGAGACGTTTACGGCCCTCAAACAGACGATTGCTAACAAACCCAATACGTTCTTCATCCTCGAATCGACGGCGAACGGCGCCACAGGGCAGTTCTACGAGGACTGGAAGCTCGCCGAAAGCGGCAAGTCTGACTTCGTTCCCGTCTTTGTGCCGTGGTTTGAGCATGTGGACTACCACTTCGAGATGTCTCCCTCCGAGGAAAAAGAGTGGAAGCGGTTCCGCAAGGCTCTCGCTAAGGCCGTAACCGATGGCGGCGAGGACTGGTGGAAGCATCTCAAATGGGAGAACGACCGCATTCTGAAACTGGGCCCCGAAGAAATGGAGATGGCAAGGCAGTACCCCATCGACTACGGGCATATCAAGTGGTATCGGTGGGCGCTTGTCAATCTCTGTGATAATGATCCCGACAAGAGATCCCAGGAATATCCTTCGTCTCCAGATGATGCATTTTTGTCCACTGGCCGACCGTTCTTTGACTCAAGGCTTCTCGTTTCTCTCAAGCAGAGCAGCGTGGAGCGAGCCCAACGCTACACGATTGACGAGGCGGCTTCCCTTGAACAGGGCAGGCCGGTGATCTACCCCGACCACCGTGGAGAACTCTACGTCTGGAGTGAGCCGAATCCCGAACGGTCTTACTCCATCGGGGCGGACGTGGCTGAAGGTACAGCAGAAGGCGACAACTGCGCCGCCGTCATCGTGGACAACGAAACCCTGGAGCAGTGCGCTACGCTGTGGGGCAAGATGGACCCTGATGTATATGGCGAGAAGCTGTTCTGGCTTGGCCTGTGGTATAACGAAGCCCTTTTGGGCGTGGAACTCAACTCTTCGGGTACTGCTACGGTTGCGAAACTGGAGGACTTGGGATACCGCAACCTGTGGGGTAAGGGCTATCCATTGATGGACAAGATCAAGGAACACGGGTGGCGTACCCTTCAGGGAAACCGGAAACTGATCCTTTCCTACCTCAAAGCAGCCCTTAAGGACGGGTCATTCCGTCCGAAGATGGCCGAGATGATTGAGGAAATGCTGACCTTCATTGTGAATGACAAAGGCAAACCGGAGGCCCAGCGAGGCAAGCACGATGACCTCGTAATGGGTGCGGCAATCGCCCTCAAGATGCGAGAAGAAGCACTTGGGGCGATTCCTTTTATGGGCAAGGTCAGCGGCGTGTCGGTAGGGCGCTCCGGTTAAGTTTGCGGGGAGATGGGGTACCACAAGGCCACCGCACCTCCCGGCGGCTATCCCCGCATGGATTTCAGCAAGAGGGAGAGGGGGTGAGCAGACTGGGCTTTTGGGATCTCTTCAGGCGCAGCAAGGCATCGGACGGGGCCTTGAAATCCGGCAGATCGACAAGTTCGGCTGTCCTGACGTTTGGTGACACTCTATCGCCCTATCGCTCAAGGACAGCCGATGTGCTTCGAGAACTGCGGCAGATTCCCGATGAAGCCGATGCTGTTGCCTTCCTAGTGAAGAAGAACCCTGATGTGAGCATGGCGGTTTGGAACTTCATCCGTCTGGCCAATCAGGGACATGAAATGGCGTTCTATGGGGTCAACCCACGGAACAAGGGCAGGCGAATCCTGGCACTGGAGGATGACTGGCGGGAGTTCGCTTCACGGGTAAATGCCATCTCCAACGCCGGACTGGACGGGCTTGTCAACCAGCTCCACTACTCTGGTTTTGTGCTTGGAGCGCAGGGCCTGGAGGCTGAGATTGCTCCAACTTTGGATGACATCGTTGACGTTTATCCGGTTGATCCCCGTACGATCCACTGGAAATACGACCGGGAGCAGCAGAGATGGCGGGCATACCAGCAGCAGGCGTTCAAACAGGTCTGGCTTGATGATGCGAATTTCTTCTGGGTGCCGACAGATCCCGACATTGACGATCCGCGTGGCACCCTGCCGATGGGGTCCGTGCTTCAAGCCATCGACTTTCAGATGCAAGTGCTCCAGGACCTACAGGCCGTCATCCACAATCAGGGCTGGCCGCGGTACGACATTGAACTTTTGCTCGAGCGGTTGCTTGCCTCCATGCCGCCGCAGGTGAAGATGGACCCGGAAAAGCGGAAGAAATGGCTCCAAGATAGGCTTGATGAGATCCGCAAGGAGTTGCGTGAACTCAAGCCAGACGACTCTTTCGTCCACTTTGATGATGTGAAGTTCAACAAGATGCAGGGCGGCGAGGTCACGCGTTCGGTTGATGTGCGGGCCATTTCGGAAATGCTGGATGCCCAAACGATGAGTGGCTTGAAGCAGCAGGGCATCTTCCTGAACCGAGTGTCAGGCACAACGGAGACTTGGAGTACAGTACAGTTCCGCATCTTCGTAAGCGGCTTACTCAACGTCCAGCGTGGTTCCAAACGGCTCGTCGAAGAAGTTGCCCGGTTGTGGCTCAGGGTCAAGGGCGTCCAGGCGGTTCCGGTGTTCACCCATCACACCATCGACTGGCAAAGTGAACAGGACAAAGTTAAGGTCAAACTTATGTGGCAGCAGTTTTATGCGATTGCCCAACTCATGGGTTGGGTCGATAAGGATGCTGCGGCCAGCGAAGTGATGGGCGTGGAGCGGGCCGTTGGTGAGCCCAGCGAAAACATTCGGATTGCCTTCAGCGTGGGAGGTGGTGGTAACGGAAACGATCATGGTCAAGGGCCTAACGTTTCGGGTGTGGCCGGTTCTGACAAGCGAACACAAGAAGAAATGCCGGTGCTCCGGGTGCTCGGAGGTCGTTCTTAAGAAGGAGGTGAGTAAGGAAGATGCCTGCAGAACCCTATCACGAGTTCCCGCTTGCTCCGAGGGACAGGACGTGGGATGCAAGTGCAGCCGTCCCGCGGCTTCGTAGGTGGGCTTCCCGGGATGGCAGTGGTGAAAAAGAGCAGATGGACTGGGGAAAGTACCGCAAGGTCTTCTTCTGGCACGATGACAATCCGTCTGACTTCGGCGACTTCAAACTGCCGTACTGCGACATCATTGACGGCCAGCCGCATGTCGTCCACAACGCCTGCGCAAATGCAAAGGCTAGGCTGTCCAATACGGACATTCCCGAGGACGACAAGGATGCAGTTGGCCGGGTGATTGATCGGCAGCTGGCCAGGTTCGAGGAGAACACCGAGGAGAACGCTCGGACTGCTTCTGGAGCCACCAGAGAACAGCGTTTCGGGACTCCAACCGAGGAGCAGTTGGCGAAAATCAATCAGCTAACCAAGCGGCCATTCTCGG